GCAGTTTCCTTCTCTTTTTGTACGTTATTCTTCCTGCTGGTCTGTATTCGTCTGTATCTGTATTACTAGGAGTTCTAACTAATTGATAGGGCAATTTATAAGCAGTAGCATTAGGCATTGGATTACTTAATCCAAATGTTGCTTGTGTTGTAGGGTTTCTTGTTCCAGAAAAATGTTTTTTATCATCAACTTTAAAAATATTATTGGGAATAATCCCACCATCTATTAAAAAAGGAATATTTTCTCCTGAGTGTCCGTATCCATCATTTGAATAATTAAGCTTATAAATTTTATCTGCATGGTAGTTTTCTATTAACAAATCTCCTATTGCATATCCTTTTAAATCTGGTCTTCTAGCTATTTCACCTAAAGAAAATAGAGCAAGTATTTTTAGTTGTTGATAGCTGCCCAAGCTAACCATTTGTGACCAAAGAAGCTGTGAATTAACACGAATACCTCCGTAAAAAATACCATCTATTGTTTGACGATTAGTAAAAACAAGAGGAATTAAATCTCCTAAGTTTGCTAAGTCTTGAACGCTATTAAAACTAAATTGCGGTGCAAATTTCTTAGTACCACCTACATCTGCTGTTCTTTCTTGTGTACCCTGCCTCATGCTTGGAGGTTTTGGTGCTAACAAAACACTGGCAGCAGTTAAGGCAATACCAACAGCAACTTGACCAAGAAAAGTTAAGGTTGTTGCACCTCCAACTGTTTGATAAAGAGCAAGAGCACCTGCTCCAGGTCCAGCAAAAATTTCAGGAACTAAACCATACGCTTCTGGCTTTTCCTTTACTTTTGCAGCTACACCTTCTAAGAACTGAAAATATTCTTCTTCTGTTATTCCGAGGGCATTACAGAGATCGGCTTCCGTTGGAAGTAGCACCCTGCGAGTGAAAGGGCTTCTAGCGGCAACCATTTCACCACCGACTTGCCTAATGTTTTTTGGTAACTCAGCCATCCTTCCTCGTAAAACGCAGCCATATACAAAGCATTATCTGATTTGCATAAGCCAATTGTTCCTAGTTTAGGGGGTGATTCAACTCCCCACCTATTTAATTCTTCAAAAAAGATACTATAGTCTTTCCTTTTTAATCTTCGATACCAATCACGCTCTCCTTTAGGAACGGTAAAACCATAGTGACCTAATACTGTACGAACCAAAGAAAGGCAGTCTCCAGTGCCATGTTTTACAGGGTCAGACCCTAAACGATACTCAAGACCTATTAACTCGTAAGGCTTCAAAGATTTTGCAGTGAGCCAGTTAAAGGAAGATGAGAACACCTTGCCTTTGTCAAAGTTTGCTGTGGAGCGTTTGCACCAACAGCGTCTATGGCACTAGATAAGATTAACTCTATTGATTGAGAATCGTAACGCATACCAGCAGCTAACCACAGTTCACCACTTATCTTTCCTCCATTAGCAGCAGACGTATCTTTATTAAAATCTGCTGTCATTAAAAATGTCTCTACTTCTATTGAATACTTATTATCTACAAATTCCTTTACATGGTTCATGCTTAATGAGTTATTAGCAAGAACAAGAGAAGCTTCTAAGTTGTCCCCTGATCTATTCATTGCTGCACCTTGATAAAGGAAAGACAAATAGTTATGACCAGCAACAGCAGTATGTTTTCCATTTTGGAATTTAAGTTCTGAACCGTCTGTTTTATAAACAGTAAGGAAAGCAGTTAAAGCAACAACTGACATTACATTCCTATCCTTGCTCTAGCCCCTCTGCTATTTCGCAGAGTGGACATTGTTCTGGATTCGCCTGCTGCTGCACCCTTAGATGCTGCTGAATTGATTATCTGACCTACAGCAGATTTAGGAACAAATTCTTCTGAATTGAAATTCAATATTGGTCCAGAGTAGTTAACTGTTGTTGACGAACCAAATGCTCCTCCTGATGAAGATGCACCTGTCCCAGGAATTACTGATTGGCCCCTGGCTCCTGAAGAATACCGTTGCATTGACTGAGCCATCTTAGATGCTGGTATGACGTACTCATCTTCTCCTGCTTCTCCTACGAGTCCCATTGTGGGTCGTGTCACCATTCCACCAGAAGCAAACGGCCTAATACCATTCGCTAAATAATTACCCTCCGCACTTCCTATACCTTTTCCAAAGAAACCCCCAAGATTTAAACCTCCCATCATATTTGAAATACCTGTTCTAAGAAGTAGGCTTCCGAATTGCCGCAGCATTTGACTAAAAGATTCACTTAACGATTTTGTCCCAGTAATCAAACCTTCAATAGCACTTGACATACCTTCAGCTAAAACACTTTTTATCTGTTTTGCCAAAGCAAGCTGTCTCTTATATGCGTCTATTTGTTTATCTTGAGCACTTAAACCTTTTAATGCTGCATCTAAACTATCCTTATCTACATTATTAATATCAATATTGAGAGCTTTTAACTTATTTTTTAAATCAACTCTCATTTTTTCTATATTACCAAGCTCTTTACCCCCATTTATTGTTTTTTCTAAAATAGCTAATTCGTCTATACGTTTATCTTTTTCTTTTCCAAGAAATTGATCTGCAAGCATACCTGTTCTGTCTCCTACAACATCCATTGTTATAGTTTGGTCTTTTTCATTTCCTTTTATTCCTAGTGCTCCCGTTATTCCTCCAATTATTTTTGTGACTTTATCTAACGGTCCAAAACCAGCTAAGTTCTTTGCTAATTCTGCAAAGAATTTTGTTATTTTATTTAATTTTTCTTGATCTAAAGAATTGGCAAAATCTAAAAAGTTATTTGTAAATTGAATAAAACCACTGTCATTAACCACAGTTGCAACGGCGACACCTAGCTTAGTCATTAGCACAGAGAACTCATTTCCAACACCTCGCATATTTTCACCAAATGTTTTTAAAGCCTCTGTACCAGCAACCCCTATTTTTTGATTTAGCAACCTTGTTGCTTCAGCTAGTGCAGCTTGCTTACCAGATAAAGCCTCTATAGCTTTCAGTCTTGCTTCTTCCGCAGTTCCAGCAATTCCTACAGCCTTAGTAAGCAAGCCTATGTCAGCAGTAAGAGGATTTAATGCTTTCCCTAAATTGGCTGCTCCTGTAACTAAAGCATCTACAGCAGCACCAATATTTGTACCGACTAGGGATAGAGCAAAACCAAACTGACCTCCCATCATTCCACCACCAAAACCACCAGCAGCACCACCTAATGCTGCACCTGGACCTTGACCAAATAAGAGAGGGAACGCACCACCAATAAGAGCATTAGCAGAAGCACCCTGCATTTGCTGTTGTTTCCTTCTACCTCTAGTTACTCTTAACTGCCTATCTAATCTTGTTTGTCTCTTCTTTTCCTGCAAAAAAGATTCTTGATAAGCAGAAGATACCTGTGGCCCCTGCATAATCGGGGAACTCGGAGCACCAAATCGCTCTGCATTAATACTGAAGTCTCTAAAACCAGAACCAGCTCTCCTTTGCTGCCTCATTCTTTCTAATACTTTTCCTTTAGCTACCTCTTCTCTTATCAGAACTAACTTTTTAGCCCTTGCATTTAACAGTTTATTTTGTGTATCTACACTCTTAAGCTCCATCTTTTGAAGAGCCTTTTGTAACACCTCCTCATCTCTTCGTGTTTGTAAACTTCTTTGTATCCTTTCGTCTACAGGAGCACTTTGGCCTCCAAGTACACCAGATGCAGCACCTGGACCTATTGGGCCTCCATATTGTGTTCTTTCTCTTATTCCTGCTCTAGCAAGACCAGAAACTCTATCTCCTTCTTTTATCTTTGCAACAAGCTGTGCTCTTTCCCTTAATCCCTTATTTAACTCTTTATTAGCATCAATATACCTTCTTGCTGCAAAAGTAGCATCATCCGTTCCCAGAGCAACTTCATTAAAGTTTTTTGCAGCTAAACCAACTATAGAATTTAGATTACTTACACTTCGTACAACACCTGACGCATTTTTAGAAAAAGCTTGGATTCTAGCGTTAGCAGCATCTATAGCTTTTGCTGTATCGTGTACTCTGTCTCTTAAACGGGCTAAATCATTAGCCCCCTTTACAGCAATATTTATATCGGCTTTATAGGCCACGATGTTTTAACCCAAGCACTACGCAACAGTCTAGCGGAGTCTCTTCGCTCTATCTATTTCTTTCTGCTGGTCTTCGTTTAAAACTTGAAAATAGGAACTCCAGCCAAGAATTTCTTCTAAGGAAAGTTGCCTGATTTCTACTAAAGATTTTCCTAGTTCTTTAGCGATGCTGAATTGCAGCATCATTAAGTTATCTTTCCTTAGTTCTTGGCTTAAAGTTTTGGGTCTATTGGCTCCTGATCGTCATTAATAATAGCCAGCATTAGAGCCTGTAGATCAGCGTCTCTGACTTCATTTTTTAGTATGTCTATTTCTCCAAGAGTGAATAACCTTTCACCATTTTCATCTTGAGCTTTTGTCAAAAGTAGACGAAGAGCAAACTCATTTGCATCATCGGATTTAGCTCCTTTTTGTGCTCTTTCTCTTTCTGCCATTGTTAATGGTGTTACCCATAATTCAAATATGGTTCCGTCAGATAATTCAACCTCTTTCTTTGTAGCATCTAAGTTTGCAGCCTTTTTTAAACGATCTATTGCTCTTAACGATGAACGTGTAGTTCTAGGACTTGATGACATAAGATTTTGTTGAACATTATTATTCTAACCTAATAAACAATAAAAAACCCTGCACTAGGCAAGGTTAATTGGAACATTCCGTGTCCCAGCCCTATTATGTAGAACTTAAGTCGAATGTGGGGAGTCCTGCTGGACGGAAGTTAACTGTTACTTCTTGAGCATCATCAGGGTTAACACTAAAGCTTGCAGAAGTTAATGTTGCATCAAAGCTGATTGAACGGCTAAGAGTGTCACTAACAGATCCACCACTAAATACACGGTCTGTATAAAGTTTGAACGCTGCACCAACTTGCTGACGCTGAAGAACGTCTTCTACCAATCTGTTTGATAGAGCTGCATCTTCGTTTGTCATATATGTAGAAGCAGTACCAGAACCATCACCAAATCCAGCAATGTACTTTCTAAATGGAACGTATTGACCAGGAGCCTGACCAATTGTTGTTACATCAATCTCAGCTCTTTCAATCTCAAAAGTCCACTCTCTTACTTGTCCGATAGAAGCAAAATCGTTGTAATAAACTTGAAATTCGTTAGGAGCTGCTGCTGTTCCAACATCAGTTAGGTTTACATCAGAACCACCATTAGTTGCTGATACTTTTAACGCTCCTGTTGTAGCTGTGTACGCAGTAACGTAATAAGTTGTTCCAGCAGTTAATCCAGCAGGTAATGTTCCTGTTCCTGACGCACCAGTGGAGCTATCTATGACTTGAAACTTAACTGGATCGCCTACTTTTAGGTTTAAGTAAGTCTGAACCACCATTGTTTCTGTGCCAATAGTGACATCAGCAGGACTGAAAGTACCTGTCGTACCAGCAGGTTTATAGTAGAGAGCACCTGATGTGCCCGATAGAACAGTAACGGCCATGAGGCTGCTTAGAAAATTTATTTACAGGTTAGCGTGTAATGCCAACTTTTATCAGCTTAGTACAGTTGCTACAAAAGAGGTATCTATTTCACTTTTAAACAAAGGGTTTGATTCAGTGCTTGAAAAATCTGGGCCTTCTATTGAGCCTAGACGCATATACACACCTGTCGTAGTTTTCTGAGAAGAATTAAGTGTCTCAAGTGTATCTACGGCTGTAGTCATTAATGTTTGATTTCTCGACGGTCCCTTACCTTTTTCTGTAAAAACCTGGATAGTAATTAAACCTCTGGCGTTGTCCACGCTTTCTATGAGCGTTGGGTCGTTTGTTAAGCCAAAATCAATATTTACCTGCACAAATTCACTTGTACTGTTAGGGGGATCAGCAATTACATTGTCAAAATAGATTGGTACAGCAGGACTAAGTGCACCAAACGCTGTTAATAAGGGATTTTCTACAGCAGCCCTAATTTTTTGGTAATTCATCCAAATCCTCTTGTTGCAGTACGACGATCAGACTTTTTCAAAGCCCTATCCATTTCTATTCTAATTGCACGATCCAGCTCTCCTGCTTTTACGTATTTTCGGAACCAATTGAGTTTTGCTGTTCTACTTGGTCTACCTCCTGAACCTGTGTTTATAGAACCTCTTAACTTTGGCGTTAACCTGCTTCCAGAACCTACTTCCCACTTACTACTAGGGAAATACCCTCCACTTATAAATCCAGGTTCAGGTGTAGGGGGTAGATACATATCTCTTTGAAAGTCAAAGGCTGTCTCTTTGTAGGGAGAGTCATTTTCAATTTCAAAAACAACCCTATTTAGGCCAAATATTCCCTTTATTGCTTCTCTACCTGTTGTGGTAGGAAATTGGACACCAGTTGGAGCACCCTGACCACGAAAGTTCCTACATTTAAATGTTTTATGCGTGGGTGTTGTTATTTGCCAAGAATTTGAAAAACTACCCGTCCAACTTGGTCCTACTTGCTGTAAGTCACTGATTATTCGGGCAGAAGCAAATGCTGGTCCGTGATAAGCAACAGAAGCAGCAACTCTATCTACCTCTTTTAGGGCTTTCCATAGTTCATTGACAAATTTTGCCATTATTGAGGTCTAACAATGAGAGTGTGAAAAATTGGATTGTCACCTCTTGCTGTACTTACATTTAATACTTTTCCCTCTCTAGTAGCTCCTGCCTGTGGATATTGCATACGATCTGACTCTTTTGGGTAATAATTTCCTAATTCCGCAGTACCGATGATGACTTTTACATCTGTTGTTTGATACAAACCTTTACTCTCGTTGGTATTTATGCTCGTTATTACACCTTTAACAGTGACATTCGTATCACTTGAAGTTGTTTGCCCTGTTGTTGGGTTGTAAGTAGCAGCTCCAGTTTTTATGTAAGTAAAATCTTGGCCCCATGTACTTAAGATGTTTGCTGGAACTGATCCAAATACATCATCAATTTTTGCCATAATTAACCTCTTACCACCCGAACTTGATAGCCGCCAGCTCCACCAAGAC